GAGGCTATGCGCTAGATACCGCTGATTTTCCACCCAGGTACTTCGCGAGGTCGGTGATGCAGGCGCTAACTGGAAATCGCGCAGGCGGCTTTTCAGCCGCGCTGCCCTCTCTTGGCAGGGCGATCAGGCCGTGCTCGTCCGCTTCCAAGACAAACAGGTGGTCAAGTGCCTGTCGGTTCTGCTCAAACGCCCCCATCAAGCGTGTAAATACGCTCTCGGGGTAATTGGCAATCACGCGCATACGCTCGATCATGGCGGCATCGATATCGCCACTGGTCGGTACCGCCTTGCCGTTGGGCACAAGCTGGGCTGCCATACGGCCAATGCGCCAATGTGCATAACCAGAGACGTTAGGTATTTCCCCCTGCAGGCGCTCAATGGATCCCGCCAATGCGCCCGTTAGGTGCCGGACCTCCCAGCGATCGCCCTCAATATCACCAATTTCAATCAAGTCGTCGGGGTAGTCTTGCTCGCCTACCAAGTAATCCGAAAAGCGCACCTCCCCGCCTGCTAGGCTAAAATCCGGCCCATCGTCTAATGCCGACGCCATGTAGTGACACACCGCCATGGTGCGTTCTTGCACGGTCCAGTCTTCGGGGTTTTCGATACCTTGAATGCTGTCGATCGAGGCGCGCAGAAAGGCGGTAGTCGCCTCTTCATTAAGATGCGGAGGGATAGCAGCAAGGGCGATCGCGTCCAGCATGGGCAGTTCTTTCATGCGCACGGTCAGGCGCTTGGTGCGCAGCACCGGGAAATTGATCATTTCATGTTGTCCCAATCATGGCGGTCAATGGCGGTCAGCGTGGCGAAGGTCACGGGTATCTGAAGCTGCACAAAGCGGCCGTACTTGTCGGAGGGGGAATTGAGCGGGACGCCGATAGTCTCGACCACCATGGGCGCGTAGGTGCGCCCCTTGTAACGAATGGCGATCATCGCGGGCGCGGCGGACGGCATGGCCGCTTCAACAAAGCCGTTAACGTCCCGATCGCCTTCCTTGAACCAATCAACTGCTGCAGTTAGTAGGGTCCCTTCAGGGGCTAGATGCTGAGGCAGCACCCAGCGCATTAGCTGGTCTAGCGGATCTTCTACCTCTGACTGAGGGTCGCGCCAGGCGCGAAGCATGATGGTCGCCTGAAGGCGCAAAGGCGGCATACCGCTGAATACCTGTGTAGAGTTCAGCTTGGTAATGCCCGTGCGCCCGCGTGCGGTTTCGCTGACCTCTTTGGTGGCTTCACCAGCACCCACCCTTTCGGCTAATGGCTGTATCGCCCCACTTTGCAGCATGGCGGAGAGCGTCGGTGCGCGCGCCTCTGGGCCTGCTCCCTCAAAGGGCGATTGCCAGTTAAGCGTTGCCTCTAAATTGGCATCATCCACGAACAGGCAGCGCACGCGATTAATCTCATCCAGGGGTTCACCTTTATGGTCAACCTCGTAGATAGTGGCGATTAGACTGGGATTGATACCATCCCAAAGGGGGCCAAACCCCATAAACGGCAGCACCATGAACATTCTCCGCGCTATAAAAAAGGCGGCCACTGGCCGCCAAACACCCTGCTACGCTCTAATTACTTACCCATGCGCTTACGTACTTTCATGGACTTCAGGCGGCGAGCCTTCGCGCGCGGGCTGTGCGCCTTCTTACGCGCCTTGCGGATAGCCAGCTTTTGCTTGCCCGATAGGCGAACATTGCCCGATACACGCCTGTTAACGCGCTTCTTCTTACCGCCACGAACCACGGTTTTTTTGCGATAAGTCGCATCGAACATCGGCTCCTGGTCGCTATCGTCAAACGTGAATTCATTAATGGCTGAGTCAAAATCATCGCCATCAGGCAATGCGGCGGCCACCGCGTCACGAATTCGCTCAGACGCCTCGTCATCCCAATCGTCCAGCAGCAAGCCGATCTCTTCATCGTCAATGCCCAGGGCAGACAAATAATCCCAGGCGGCTTCGCGGGCAACGTCGACAACATCGTTCTCGTCTTCGTCCAGCTCGCCATCCTGGTTGTCATCCGCGATACCCACCATCATGGCTAACAGCCGATCGGCACTGCTCTCGCCTTCATCCAGGTCGTCTTCTTCGATCCATTGCTGAATAACGGCCACGGCGTCCATGCGTAGGCTCATATGCTCATATTCGCCAGCGGAGTCGAGAACAGGCTCCCCAGCGTCATCCAGCACCATGAAGCGGTGCGCCATGGCGTCGTGTGACGCCTCGGCAGCGGATGGATTAGGCTTCGCGGGGTACATCAGCCCGCGAAGTACGTGTCGTAAGTCGCTCATACTTGCTCCTTAGCGGCTAAGCGTTTGGGTGACGTCGATAGCCCGCGTGGTGCCGTCATAGCGCAGCCGGTATCGGACATCCATCAGTTCATAGGGACGCTGCTGATTAGGCTGGACGTCAAAGCGCCATGCCGCACCATTCATCCCCGGCTCGTTGGACGGCACCAGCCAGTCGGAGGCTTGTGCCTGCTCAAAGTGCGTAGTCAGGAAGTCACGCATCTTCTTGATGGTCACTTTCATTGGCAGCTGAAGAAGGTCCTTGCCCACGCGCGTAACCGCATCGTCGATAGAGGTCGACATGTCGGACACGGCAATCAGCTTCTTCAGACTGCTATCCACCATCGCGCTGGTTAGCGAGTCACGGAACACGTAGCGACCACCACCGGAGTAGTTCTCAAAGATCACCGGGTTGATCTTCGCCCGGGCCAATGCGTTGAGCTCTTGGTTATTCGGCGAGTAGGTCTGCACGATACCCTGGCGACTGATAGGCCACTCGCGGCCCGCGATCGGGTAGTTTTTCGGTGCAAAGCCTTTTGCGTTGACCCGTGCGTTACGCCCGCACGCCATGGCAACATTGAGCGTTGCTGTGCCGAAGTGACGCTTGCCGTTGATGCCCGTTGGGTCAATAGCCTTGAGAGGCGCCCAGAACGCGTGAAGCAAATGCGCCTCTGCCATGCTGCCCAGGTTCATCTGCTCAACAAACGCAATCGCCCCTTCTACGTCCAATTCACCGGGGATATCAATGCGAAGCTGACGGTTGGTGTCGAAGGACAGGCTAGCCAGCTCGGCAATCAAGCCAGGCGCTTCACTGCCACACGATGCGATATAGGCATACCCATGCTGTGTGCCATAAAGCTGCTCGCGTGCTGTGATGTAGTTCTCTACTTCGTAAGCGGCGTCGCCTTCATCGAAGTAATCCATCACCGCAGACGTAGACCATTTCTCGCGGTACATGCTGTCGTAGCCGTAGGCGTCCGAATCCGGGCCGATGGTGGCATTCGCGCCGGTCATGACTTCCAGGCGATCGGTGCGCGCCTCGATCACGGTCGGCAAGTAGTACGAATTGCCGTTATCGTCCATGGCATCACGATTGAGCGAGCCAGTTACCTCCACCAGCTTTTCACCGTTAGGCTCAAGCAAGCGCAGGGTAATAACGTCATTGGCAACGTTGACGCCACCTTCACGCTTCTCGTCGGCGCGAAACTCGACCATTACGCCATCGTTAAAGCACTCAAAGTGCTTAATGGCCATCAGGAAGTCGGTCTCGGGCTCGGTTTCTGAAACGCTGAACGCTAAAGCGCCGGTAGGCTCGCTGGACGTTTCGTCTAGCACCTGCGTCACCACGATCCAACTGAGCACTGACGTGGCAGAATGAAGGCGGGCTATAACGGCCTCGTAGGCGCCATTGTCCAGAGCTTCACGCACATGCACGTAGGCCTCATTGAGCGCGTTATCGCGCATCGACTCACCGGGGCCAAGACGTTGACGCACGTTGCTACGGTTCACTTTAAAGGCGCGATCGATACGACCGCGCGTCGCCCGCATAGCGGTGGCAAAGATTTGATCTTCATTGCCCGTGGTAGGGATCTCGGAGTTATCGACCAAGGGGTTAAGCTGAACCCCCGATTCGGCTCCTAACTGACGAACAAATGAAACGGTCATGATTAACCCCCTTGCTCGTCAGACGTCTTGTCCGCCGCTGCCTTGGCCTCTTCAAACGCTTTCAGGCCGCCTGCAGTGAGGGTGCCATCTTCACGCACCTGGTTGCGCAGCGGCTCAAAGCTGACGCCCTGCAGCTCAACGATGAACGCCTCTTCATCGTCTTGCAGCACCTTGATAGCGGGATTGCCGTCGCCGCTACCACTGTCGCCGCCTGACCCGCCAGCCTGATCAGACTGACTGGCCTGGTCGTCCTCTGGGTCAGTCTCGCCTGCATCACGGGTAACCATTTCCACCAGCGACGCCGCCTTATTCAGCTTGGCCACCTGCTCAAAGCTGGACACTGCGCGCTGCAACCGGTCAAAACTCTTGAACGTGGCGGTGCGGGTAGCCAAGGGGCGAAACGTGCCCCCGGCTTCAGGCATGCTGAGCGTGATTGTCATCTTGTTGGTGATCATCAC